TAAGGATAAATGGATGAACCAATTCAAATCAAAATAAACATTGAAAATAAAAAAGATATTACTTTAGAAAATGAAAAATTTCATAAAATGGTCTTTTTATACAACGCATTGAATGATGGTTGGAAAATCAAGAAAAAGAACGACCTTTACATTTTTACGAAAAATCACGAAGGCAAGAAAGAAATCTTACACGATTCATATTTACTTACGTTTATGAAGTCAAACTCGGACTTGAATAAAGTTGTTTCATAACTTTTCAAGATTGCGTTGAACATTAGTAAATATGAATTAATTAAATGAATTAAATTATTTTTCAAATATTTTTTTTCTTTAGCAATATTATAAACATGGGAGGCGGTTTAATGCAACTCGTAGCTTACGGCGCTCAGGACGTATACCTTAAAAGCCTGTAGGGTAGAAAAACATCAGGGAATATCGAAAAAATAAGATATTCATAAAGCCTTTTGTGGACACTTGTCTTTTATAGAGAGTACCACTGATGTTAATTAGGGAAATTGAATATAATTTATTCAATTTGAAAAGCCCTAGTGAGAAAATCAAATTGCTTGAAACCCCTAAAACTTATTCTACTAAACAATTTTTGTGAAAAAATTGCGGCCAAGACAAAAAACTTGGGTATAGTAAAAATGAATAAGATGATATTTTTATTTAAAATTGAAATGGGCAATGAGCATCCAAGCTTCTTTAAACTATTTAATTTATACAACAATATAAATATAAAACGCATACAATATATAAATGGAAAATGAAATTATAGAAAAAAAATGTAGTAAATGTGAACTTAATAAACCAATTGAAAAATTTAGAAAATACTGTGAAAAAAATTCATACGGTGCAACTTGTAAAAGTTGTTTGAATGAAATGGATAAAACAAGAAAAAAAAATGTTAGACAAAAAAAATACGAAACTGTTTTAGCAAAATGTGAAAAGTGTAATGAAGAAAAGATTTTAAAAGATTTTGCCAAACTGAAAAAATTTTACAAAAAGAAAATATGTCTATCTTGTTATCCAGAATTTTTAAAAGAACAAAAAATGGAATGGTGTAGAACTGTAGGAAAAACAAATATGAATTACAGAATTAAAAAATCTATAGCAGCCCGTTTGAGAACTGTTTTAATTAAAAATGACTCAACAATGAATTACATCGGTTGTAATATCCAATATTTGAGAGAATGGTTTGAATATAATTTCACAGAACAAATGAATTGGGATAACTATGGTTCTTTTTGGTCTATAGACCATATTATACCAGTATGCGAATTTGATTTAACGAACGAAGATGAAAAACTACAATGCTGGAACTGGTCAAATATGATGCCTGTAACAGTTAAATATAACTCATCTAAAAAAAAGATCGACATAAATCAAGTTAATTATATTATTGAAAGATTGAATAAATTTAAAGAAGAAGGTTCAACGACTAAATGGTTTTCGAAAGAGTTTATATTAAATTTAGAACTTGCTGAAATGAAATTAAATAAAATTAATGTAACCTCTTTTTAAGATATAGTCTAATCCTTATTGAAAAATAAGGTAGAGGAAATGTACAGGAAATCCTCAAATCACTTTTTGGAAAGTAACTTACAGACGTTACACCAACTTTTCGATTGAGTCAATCGAACAAACTTTCAACGGTCAAGCCGATTTTGGTCGCCGTGTCACCTGCATCATCTCCAGAAATGGTGATCTTGCTTACAGAACCTACTTACAAGTCACTTTACCTGAAATCAACCAATTGATGGGCAACTCATCCACCTTATCCTCGGGTGCTCACTCTGTCTATGCTCGTTGGTTAGATTTCCCTGGTGAGCAATTAATCGCTCAAGTTGAAGTCGAAATTGGTGGTCAACGCATTGATCGTCAATACGGTGATTGGATGCACATCTGGAACCAACTTACCATGACCTCCGAACAACAACGTGGATACTTCAAGATGATTGGTAACACCACCCAATTAACCTTCATCACTGATCCATCCTTCGCTGATGTTGATGGTCCTTGTGACTCCACCGCACCTCGTCAAGTGTGTGCTCCTCGTAATGCTTTACCAGAAACCACTTTGTACGTTCCTCTTCAATTTTGGTTCTGTACCAACCCTGGTCTTGCCCTTCCATTAATCGCTCTTCAATACCACGAAGTCAAGATTAACCTTGATTTACGTCCAATTGATGAATGTTTATGGGCTGTTACTTCATTAAGTTGCAACACCACCCAAAACCCAAAACAAGGTCCATATGCCAACACTGCCTCCAACCAATACCAAGTTGGAACCCCAGTCACTGCCACCATCGCATACAACCAATCCCTTGTTGCTGCTTCCTTATACGTTGATTATGTCTTCTTAGATACTGATGAACGCAGAAGATTCGCACAAAACCCTCATGAATACTTAATCACCCAACTTCAATTCACTGGTGATGAATCCGTAGGTTCCATCATCCAACAAAATCAAGTTGAACTTCAACCACCCTGTTAAGGAATTAATCTGGGTCGTCCAACCTGATCAAAACGTAGATTACTGTTCATCCCTTTTATGTGATGCCACTTTATTCAAGGTATTAGGTGCCCAACCATTCAACTACACTGATGCCATCGATGCCCTTCCAAACGCTATCCATGCCTTTGGAGGTCCTGATGCCACTGCTGGTTCTGGTGCTTTCATTGATGCTCGTGGTTTATTCCAAGATGCTGGTGCTCTTGATGCTTCCATCCCTGATGGATTCACCGGATACTGGCACGGAGGTGTTAACAACAACGCATACAATGAGACCAACTTTGGAGGCTCTGCTGTCCCATTAAATCCTAATGTTGACAACGCTGCCGCTCTTGCTGCTCTTGGTTTAACTACCTCCGATTTCGGTGGTAAGGGACACAACGAGGGCTCAACTGTATCTGATGCTGGTACCTTCGTATTATCCGAAACCTCATTGGACATGCATTGTTGGGGACAAAACCCAGTTGTTGTTGCCAAATTACAACTTAACGGACAAGATCGTTTCTCCGAGCGTGAAGGTTCATACTTCTCATGGGTACAACCATACCAAGCACACACTCGTTGCCCTGATGAAGGTATTAACGTGTACTCATTTGCTCTTCGCCCAGAAGAACATCAACCAAGTGGCACATGCAACTTCTCAAGAATTGATAACGCTACTCTTCAATTAGTTCTTTCCAACGCAACCGTTGAAGGTACCAGAACCGCAAAGGTTCGTGTCTATGCTACCAACTATAACGTGCTAAGAATTATGAGTGGCATGGGTGGCCTCAATTTTTCGTCTTGACTACGAAAAGAGAGGGCCAAAAAGCAGAATGCTATAGCAAATCGTGCTCTTGCTATAGAAAACCATTTAGGACCACGAAACATTTTACCCAGTCTATCTGCTAGTAGTTTTGGTGAATACCAAATACTGCGACATATCTTGTTGTTCGGGAATCCCCTTAGAGCCTTTTCTACCAAGGAACATTGCGAAAGCGTGTTCTGGCTGAGAGTAATTAACTCAGGTATGGTAATAATGAAAAGGATTGGGCAATCCGCATACTTACTACCTAATGACGATTTGCTAGTCTATGGTAGGGTGTCAGAGACTGAACGGATATGGGTCGACGATGAAGGTTTAAGCAACCAGAGTCGGCTTAAG